TAATTAGATGCGAACAGTTTGCTGAAGACAATAATCCAGAAAATAATAACAACGAGTCTTAATAACTATGAGTACAACATATTTAACATTAGCTAACAATGTTTTACAAGAATTAAATGAGGTAGCATTAACAAGTTCTAATTTTAGTTCTAGTAGAGGTATACAAACTTCTATTAAAAATTTTGTTAATAAAGCTATTCATGATATTTATAATGAAGCAGGAGAAATACCTGCTCTTCATACGACTGCATCTGTAAGCACTATACAGGGTGCTCAAGAATATGCATTAGAATCAGATATGCGTAAAGTTGATTGGGACTCATTTTTTTTAAAACCAAATGAATTAATTACTAATGGTGAATTTACATCTAATATTAATAGTTGGACTACAATAGCAGGTGCGGGTAGTGCAGCCTATACAAGTACTGGTAATGGAAGATTAAGACTTAATGATTATGCTGCTTATCAATCAATATCAACTACAGTTAATAAAATATATAAATTACAATTAAAATTTTATGATACTGTAAGTGTAGGTCAAGCTTTAAAAATTCAAGTTGGTACAGCTGCAGAAGGAACTCAAAATTTAAATACTACAGCAACAGTTACTAACTTTGGTGCAGGTAAAGTATTTGAAACAACATTTACAGCAACAGCACAAACAACATTTATAACTTTAAATAATACTAGTACCTCAACTAATTTAGATATTGACTATATTAGAGTTTCTAGAGATGATGTAGTACCTAGAAAATTACAATATATTTCGTATGATGATTGGTTACAAAGATTTAAAAAAGTAGATTCAGATAATAATGAAGGATCATATGCAGTGCCTGTATATGTATACAGAAAACCAAACTACTCTAGTTATGGGTTAAGCCCTATTCCAGATGCAGATGATTATTCAATTGAATATGATTATTATCAAACACATACAGAATTATCAGCACATGGTGATACATTATCTTTACCAGATAGATTTAGACCTTTAATTGTAGATAGAGCTAAATATTATACATACATGTTAAGATCTGATCCTCAACATGCTACATTAGCAGATAGAGACTTTCAAAGAAAATTAAAATTATTAAGAGTAGACTATGCATCAAGACAAGAGTATATGAAAGACTCAAGAATTACTGCAGGATACTCTGGTATAGTAACAAACTAATAGGAAAATTATGGCATTAACAGATAACAAAGAAAAAAAATATTCTAATGAACATCCTAAATTTTCAGAAAAAGCACAAGCTGAAAATGTTGAAAGAGATGTTAAAAATATGGAAATGGCAGGAAGTACTTTTAATATGTCTAAGTATAAAGAATATGAAGCAGCAGTTAAAAAAGGAATTAATTTAAAAAAAATATTACCTCCTGGAAGTTCTATGAAAGAAATAACAGAATTTTATAAAATATATAATAAAAGAAATAAATAATAAGTAATGCCAAATACTTCTGACATTCAACCTTTTAATGCAACATGCGGTGGTGGTTTAGTTTTAAACAAAGATGTTTATGATATGGCTCCAGGTGAAGCATTACAATTAATAAATTTTGAACCATCAACAGAAGGTGGATATAGAAGATTAAATGGAACTACAAAATATAATTCTACAATAGTACCTCAAGTATCTGCTAGTACAGAACGAATACAAATGTCTGCAATATTTAATGATAAAATTATTGTAGCTAGAGGTGGTACAGTATCTTATGGTGATACAAGTGGATCATGGACATCACTTGCAACTAGTCAAGGTACAACACATACATATGATTTTGACAAATTTAATTTTGATGGAACAAGTAAAATTATAATAGCAACAGGAGAGGCTGCAGCATTTACAGTTAATACAAGTTTTTCGGTAGATGTAATAAATGCAACAGGTGGTGGAAGTGCACCTACTAATCCTAAGTTTGTTAAAACATTTGCTAATCATGTATTTTATGGTGGTATGTCAAATGCAACACATAGTATTATTTTTTCTGGTCCATTTACAGAGGATGATTTTGATACAGGTGCAGGAGAAATAAAAGTTGGTGATGTTGTTACAGGATTAAAAGTATTTAGGGATGAATTATTTGTATTTTGCCAAAGAAAAATTTATAAACTTACAGGAACAAGTTCTAGTAATTTTGCATTAGCTGAAGTAGCTAAAAACGTTGGTACAATTGCACATCAC